CATCTTTATCTAAGTCTAAGAAGTCTGGTTTAGCGGCAGCTTCTTTAAAAGTTTGATATTTTGCTTCTAAACTTTTAACTGCTTCGGTGATACTACCACGTGCATCTACGCTTTCGTAGACTGTAGTAGCTTCTATATCTGGCGTCGATGCGGCAGTATCAGAAATGCCTTTTAACTTGCCTAAGATGTTGTAGATGTTGTTGCTCATTTTATTATTTTCCTTTAACTGGGCTTGGTATTTTATTTTGTACTGAGCCCACTGGGCTTTGTGTTCCTTGTGGTAAATCATTTGTTGTTTTACCGTCTGCTGGTTCATTACCGGCAATTTCAATCTTAACTTTGTTTAATTCTTTAAGAAAACTACCTTGACTATATGCTTTACTGGCTTCTTCACCACTAGCACATTCGTCAGCTGAATATTCTTTATCTAATACTGCTTCACCTTTTTTAAATTCACGTACATCGTTGCCTTCTAAATCCCAACGACGTTGTTCTTCTGGGTGATTTGGTGTAGTTACAACAATATTACTCTGTGGTATACCTGCACGCTCACTAACAATAGCACGCAATTGTGCATCATTTACTGGATATGTAAGTACAACATCCATTAGGTAAATTTGACAATTTGCCATACTTGGAAAATCGATGTCGCTAGATTTAATTGGTAAACGTTTAGCTTTACTAAGACTTTCTAATCCATAAGCATCAAGTGCCGCTTGCAATGCTGCTAATTTCTCCGCTGGATCAATGTTGGCAATCTTAATGCGAAACTCATAAGTCTTGTGACTTTCAGTTAAATGTTGTAGAAAATTCTTCATAGTTTTATATATCCTTACAGTTATTTATTCAAAATTGCTGTTTTAATCTGGCTTGCCTTTACCTAATATCTGTGCTAGTAGTGCGTTTCTATCAAGTACTACACCACTGCTGCCATCTACTGCATCTAGCAATTTATCGCCGTCTGTTTTACTAGCATCTTTGGCCGCTTGCTGGTCTAAACGCATCTTTTTAAGTTGTAGGTCAATTGTACGTATCTTTCTATCAATTTTAGCCTGTTTAGCTGTAATAGCATGGCCTAGTAATGTACCCGCTGTGGCTAAGATATGCCCGCTAAAGCGTGCTTCAACATTCATACCTAAGTCCATTAGGTCTTGAAACTTGTCTTTGGCTAGATCACTTAACTCGTCTAGTTCTTTATCGGTTACATCTAAATCGTTAACGTGCGGTAGTGCCGCATCAATCTTATCAATGGTCTGATCCATTTCTTCAATAAGGGCTCTATTTTCTTCGATAGTAGTGTTAGCGTCGTCTACTGTAGGTTCTTCAGTAGGAGCAAGATTAAATAATTCTTGTAGTTTTTGGGTCATAGTAAACTATTTATAGTTTAACGTTTGGTGTTTTTAAAAATATCAAATTCTGATACTACTCTAAAACGCATTCCGTGCGATTTAGCCCATTGATCTGCCATAGCCCACTTGGCTAGGTTAATTGCTACTGATAGCTTGTCTCGATAGCTTTTAGCCGCTTCCATAGTTGTTTCTTTACTAGGTTTAATTTCAATAAGTTCTGTATGACGTTGTTGATTTGCATCTAAATAAACTACAAGAAAGTCCGGAATGTACACAGTGTTCTTGCCAGTTACTGGATTACGATAAGGAATGGTAATTGCTTCACTTGCCCAGTTAATTACAGATGGGTTATTATCACAAAATGACATAAATGTGAATTCCCAACTAGATCTGTATGTTGGTATACGTTTACCAATATATTTCTCAGTATTTTTAATCTGAAATTTGCCGTTTGCGTATTTTGCCATTATGCAAGGATAGAACGTGCTATGTATTTGTTTAGTTGCGGACTATTGCTAAGTCCTAATAGACTAGTACCCACTCTATTTAAATTAAGAAACATTGTTAAGTATGCGTTAAGTTCATTTTTATTTAATTTACGAAATTCATCAAGTATCGTTATCGGATCGATACCTTGAGTTTGAGCTGTGTATATCACAGCAGCTGACAATGCTGTGCCACTTTCTCTATTACCTGTTATGGTTTGAAAATATCCCACAATGGCATCGTCAACGTCCTGACTAATTGTATAATTAGGTTTGAAGAAATTATTAAAATAGGTTGTTGTACTATTTGTATTAATGTTCGATGGTAAATTTCCAGTTGTTGACATGTTAATTCCTTTAATTCATGTTTCCTGAGGATCTTCTAACTCCAACTAGTCCTGGTATAGAAGTAGTTGCTTTAGATAATCCTGTAGATATACTTGATATAGTTGGTACAAATACTGTACTCTGTGTATTTTGTCCACGCAATATATTCATTGCATCTTGTTTTAGTTCAGCAGTAGCTGCTGATTTAATATCTGTGTTTTTAACATTTCTGCCCGTGCGCAATGCACCTAATGCAGCGGCGCCAAAGTTGCCTGCAGCTAAGTTGGTTAGTACATCGCCGGCGCCTTGAACTATACCACCTTGGCCGAGTAAGCTGTTTGTGCCTCCACCCAAACTTGTTAGTGGACTAGCTGTTTTATCATAATGTACCTGCGCAAACCCTTGTACCTTACCACTGGCAACCGGTCCGGATTCATAATGTATTGCTTCATATGCCACGGTCATACTGTGTTCGATAGGACTGTAATCACCAGCTGTGTGCTGGCCGTGTGCAAAACTCTGTATCGTTGGATTTATTAAAATATAACTGCTAAACGATTTTTGATGTAGACTATAAATTCGAATAGCCGTAATATAATTAGGAGCTCCGGTGCCATTAGCTAATGGGCTAAATCCCCAGTTCTGAGAAGTACGTTTTTGATACTTAGATTCTTGTTTATATACTTGTTCTTGTTGTTCCCAGTCTCTATAATAATATTGATAATATCCCTGCCAAAAACCACGCACCACGTTGGAACTATCATCATGGAATGTAAGGCTGACCGGATCATAATTAATTCTTTCTTGATGGATCATTTTTCTGTTATAGGCATTTAATATTTTATTTTGCACAGTGAATTTAGGCAAGGTAACTGTTTTTGCCATCATGCCTATTTCAGAATTGTCGCCGGGTTTTATATTTGGGTTAATGTCAATGAACACATGGAACATTGTTCCAATTTTAGGACTAAGTCTGTATAAGCCGTCAACAAAAGTCTTAGAGGCATGTTGCCAGTCTTTTATATTGTCGCCTGTGCCTAATTGTGTTAATAATTGGTTAAAGAATCCAGCTGCCATTTTTGCTATCCATTTATATTATTTATCGCCAAAAAAAAGCCCGGTAATAACCAGGCTTTTAAGTTGTTTCATTTACGGGTATTAACCAGTAATTGTACTACCTAATGTTCTTGCTACAACACTACCAACACCTGTACCAACTGGAGTTTGGATAGCATTATCATAACGGATTGTTAATGCAATTGTCATTGGATCATTTGTACCGTAGTTAGAATCACCATAGTCTGCACTTGACAAGTAGCAACCATACATTTCCCATGATTCAAGAATTGTTGGCTCACTTGCGCCATTGCCGCCATCTAAGGCTTCCCAACGTGTGACAAATTTATAGTCAATACCACTAGAAGCACTAGCTTGTTCCATAAAGTCGAATTGTTTTTGTAGTTGTTCACCAACACGTTTGCTAACTTCACCAGACGCATCATCACGTAATGTAGTAGTAACAGCATCCCAGGTTGGTTTACCAGCTAGATAAACTTTACTATTATACACCGGAATTAAGATTTCTTCAAAACTTAATGTCGGACGTTTAAAATCCATAACTTGTTTAGTTAGCTCAGTACTTGGTTGACTAACACCAAAGTTTTCAAATGTTACGCGAAAGCGGAACTTTAATTTAGGCATTAACAAACCTTGTGCGCTGGCGCTTTGGTTTGTACTTAGCGGTACGGTAAACTTGCTTAATGATGATGTTGCCATCTTAGTATTCCTTTTATATATTTAGCTATTTCTTAGTCTATAACTGGGGAAGTCACCTTCCCCATTATATACATACTTAATTAAACACCTGCTGCAATGCCACCTGTATTTTTCAAGCGTACTGGAATGTAGATGAATTCAATTGCTTTAACTGGCTCAATTGCAATATCAATATACAATTCATTACGGTCAATACGATCTGGTGTGTTGTTTGTTGTATCACAAACTACCAAGTAGTCATAGATACCACGTTTAGCAACTACATCATTAAGTACTGATTCAAATGCTTGTTTAACTTGGTTACGTGTAATTGTATCGTTTGGTTCAAATATGAACGGACGAGCAACTTCATCTAATACTTTACGTAAGTACACTACTAAACGAGCAACGTTAATACGATCCATTGCACTCGTTGATGCTGCACGAGTTTTTTGACCATAATTTACTAAACCGACACCCGGTAATACTGTAATTGGGTTAACTCTTTGTGTGTACAATACATCACGTAAACCAGCAGTAACACCGATGCTACGGAATGCATTACCATCTGTTACATCAACATAACCAATTGAGCTAACATTATCGATTAAGCCACGACGTACACCAGCTGGTGCAAACCATGGATAGCTAACATTGTCGCTACGAAGAATTGTACGTAACATCATATGGCTTGGTGGAACAACAACACTTTCACCGCCTAAGTCTGTACCTAAGCCGCTTGGGTAGAACACACCTAAATATTCACTTGAGCTTACTAAACCGTTTACACCATTGTCTGATGCAAGGTTTTGATTGCTTGCCCACGCTTCAATTTGTGTTGAAGCTGAATTTAATGTAAGCGGACTATCACCGATAATAAATGCAGTCTGTTTACGATCGTTATTTAAAGTAATCATGTTAGTGATTAGTTCTGGATACCCAGGAGCACAAATTAAGTTAAACTGTACTTGTTCTTCACGTAATGCAACACTTGATTCAATTGCTGATTTCATAGCTTCAACAATAACATTGCGAACTGCTTTATGTCCAAAGTAAGGAACTAAGTTTTGATCAACTCCACTATTGTTTACCCATGCGCCAACTTCTGTTGGAGGGTTAACAAAATCTGAAAAGTATGTACTTTCAAAACGTTTTACACCGTATCCACTACGACGTGTGTTAAACAATATTGTACCGCGTGAGTATAGTCTATAATCAGGTGCATCTGCATCTAAATAATCACTTGATGCTAAATCAACAATACTTGGGATAGCATCAACAATTGGATCTGTACTATCATTAGTACCCCAACGTGCATCAGCAAACAATACACCATCAGCACTAACTTGATCGGTATTATCTAATAATTCCCACACTGCACCAGTGTAACGATAGATCACTGGGTAATTTTCTAAATCACCGGTATCGATCCACAAATCGCCTGGTACTAATTGGCCGCCACCTACTTGTGTAGTCGGTTTTGCTGCTGCTAATATTGGACCTAATGGATCAGTTGCACTTAAATCAAATCCACGTGCATCATTAACTACATTTTTGTATCCTTTCCAAGCACTACCGTCATGAATCAAAATATCAACTTCGACAGCTGAATTATAATACCACAATGTACCATCAGCTGGATTGCTGAAAGGTGCAGTAGTTGAGTATGTATATGTTAGCGGAGTAAATGGGCTTGCTAAGTAAACTGTACCTGCTGTTATTACTTGCATATTGCTATCGTTAATTAAACCTGCATCAGCTAACGGAGTACCTGATGTTTGTGTAAACAAGATTGTACCACCAGCAAGATGACTAATACTAATTGCACCAGCTGTTGTTACTGACGCAACAATGTTTGGTAAGTTTGCAGCTAAAATATCACCAACTAGACTTGCCGCAGTTGTACCGCTTAAATTAATAGTTGCAGTTTGTGTAACAGTTGATCCAGGAACACTTACTTCCATAGTAAATGCATCATTGGCATCAAACACAATCGGAGTTAATGGAGTTGTACCTGTTATGTTCACTAGACCAGATACATTTTTAACATACAATTTTGCAGTTGCTAATTCAGCTGTAGTAGGAGTGTTGTCGTATTTTACATACACTGTGCCTACGCCTAGTTGGCTGCCGCCGCCCACTAAATCTAATCCTTGTATTGCTGCAGTATCGCTACTATATAACGGTGCTGCTTGTACTATCCATGAATCTAAAAGTGAGCTGTATTGTTTAATGCCCCAATTTGCTCCGTTACCTGTAGCTGATGTTTTAAGCCATACAGAACCAAAAGGACGAGGAGTTTGATCACTTGTTCTCCAGGCCGGTGTATTTCGATATGTGTCAAATGCTACTGTTGGGCCGTTAAATGTAACTAAGTTAGCATCAGTAGATGTAAGCAACCCGAGTTGAACCGCTGTATCTGTTCCACCAATGTCTAAAGTGCCACCTTTTTCAACTCGTAATGTACCGGTTGGTATTGATAAGTTGCCAGATGCTGCGGCTAAACTGTTAATACGCAATTCAAGTTGTCCTGCAACGTTAACTGTTGCAGTAACATTTTTTCCGCTCAATTCAGCATTAATATCTGCTGCTGCGCTGGCAATTGTGGTGCCAGTCAATGTAACATTAACATTATTGATACGCAATTTGCGGCCAATTGTAAGTGTTTGTGTAGTCGGAGTACCAACTAATGTCGGTACTGCAAGTTGCCATTCATTTGAACCAACTAATGCCCAAGTGTTATCCCAACGTTTGTAGTAAATTGGATTTGATGTACTCGTTGCATTAACAGCATATGAACCGATTGCACCAACTGATGCTAATGGTACTCCGCTAGTTAATTGTGCAGAATTGGTAATTACTGTTGGAGTTTGTAGTACAAATCCAAGTTCAGTCCATTCTGTGATACCCCAATTGGTACCACCTGTACTTACATCTAACCAGTATGTACCGTCTGCGGCAGTGCCCGTTGGACGAATACTTGTACCAGCTAACTCAGATAAGTTAACATCAGCACGTTGGATATATACTTGATTGGACACTCCTAATGCGCTGTATGCTGCAAGTAAACCGTATTCATTTAATTCATGTGCATGAATTGGGTTGTCACTTGAGTCAACTTGGAAATTAATACTACCAAACCCAGTAACTAATTCACGTTGACTTGTAATTTTAATTAGTTTGCCAGCGTTTGCTTTAGTTGTATAAGTTGCAGTTGTGCCTTGTGGATTTAGTTTGTCTTGGTCTGTAGCCAATAATACGTAAGCAACTGTACCAGTTGCGGTTGGTTGGTATTGGCTTTCGTCTATAACGGTAACCGATACGCCTGGGGAAATTAATGATGCCATTTTTAGTATCCTTATATTATAATACTTTAAAATATTTATCAGTATTATCAAAATACAGTCTATTAAGGAGCCTTTGGCAAAGGTTTGCTATAAATACTGTATGGAATTTCGCCCTTTATGTAAGAGTTGTACTAGAAACCCCGCAGCAATTAACTATAAGCGTGGTGGTATAACTCATTTCCGAACTCGTTGCAGTGGATGTATTAGAAAGAATAGAAAACTTGCGCCACAAAAACCAACTTGGATACTTGCTGGATATAAGAAAAAGCCACACTGTGAAAAATGTGGCTTTAAGGCAAAGTATAAAGAACAACTCAGCGTATACTATGTTGACGGAAACTTAAAAAATAATTCATTGCTTAATTTACGAACTATATGTGCAAATTGTCAAATTATTATTGTTAAAGAAGGCCTAGGCTGGACTCAAGGTGATTTGACTCCGGATTTCTGATACAATTAATTCTTCGGTGCTGGCATATAATTCATCTATGCTACCATCGTTGGTCACAGTAACATCAAACTTAGTACCAATCCAAGCATACTCGCTTGGATGTATGCCTAATTTGTCTAATTCACTCTTACCCAGTGCCCAACCAATCTTTTTCATGCCAGCATTAACTGTCTTGGCCGCATTGTACCATTCAGGTTCATTGCCACGTTTAACTCGCACAGTCTTACCGCCCAGGTTCTTAATCATTTTAATTTCGTTAGGAAAGCGGCAATCTGAGATTACAATGTCTTCGTTTGTTTTACGTAGTTTATTTTCTAGACTTGCTATCCATATATCAGTATGGAACCCCTGACGGCATACTTCAGTGCCCCAGTTTTGTAATACCCAACGTGGAGTTAGATTCGGCATCTTTAAGCGTTTGGCCCACCACGGATCTACTCGTTCGCGCCAAGCTCTACCTTCTGCACTGCGTCCTTCTAGTAGTTCTCGATCCCAACCAAATACTGTAGCGACTGCATCTTTAAGTGTGCCAGCAAAACTCTCTCGTTTAAAGCCGTGCTCTGCTACTAGGTAATCTGCGATTGTGTCCTTGCCTGAACCGATGAATCCTGTTACTGATATAATCATACTATTCCTTTCTGTATATAGTATATTATACTTTTATTACAGACAGGTGTCAAATATTGATTTAACCAGTAATCCAGGTTAATGGAGAGCCACCGTCTGCATAACTTGAAATTTCAGCATCGAGTTTGTCTAACAATGCTTGCCCTTCTGCTTTAAGTGCGGCACCATTTAACGTTCCGCCACCCTGGGGACCGGCAATAGTACCAAATTTTTCACGTGCTTGGCCTATACTCATCATTACTAGTGCATAAGCATAATCTTGTATCCACGGAAATACCTGTGGATCATTTAACAGCATAGCATCTGGTTTAACGTTATATACCCATAGTGCAACACTTTCTACCGCAGTGGAGTTAGGACCTTGCCACGGTTGTTTACGCAATACGGTTAGTTTTTTAGTTGCTTTGTTAAACGTAAAGTTCATATAGCCACCAAACATAGTCATTGCTAGCTCTTGGTACTGTGTGAATAATTCATAGTTAGCAAGCCCACCAACACGACCAGCTACCAGCATGTAAGTGTTTAAGTACCCACTTGCAAATGGTTCAAACTGACTTGCTGTAGTACCTGTTACACTACCAATACCACGACGAAATATCTGTCTAACATCCATAATCTCACGAGGTAGTATGTATTCTTGTGTTTCTGGTTGTAGATCTAAGAACGCATAGCTTTCTTCTACTGCGTTTGAACTGCGTTGACGATAACGTATAAAGGCCTGCTTAATACCCATGTCGTAATGTTCTTTATCTGCTTCGACATCAACAATTTGATCACCTAAT